AGAAAAATTGACAGAAGGCATCGTTAATCGTAGTCTCCGTGAAGAAGGTGCTGCTCTTCTCACCAAGTGGGAAAGAACAGGTCTTCTTGAAGGACTCGATAGCGATCATGCCCGTGCAGGTATGGCACGCCTATTAGAAAACCAAGCTGCACAACTTTTGAAGGAATCAAGCTCGATGGCCGGTGGCGATGTCCAAGGTTTCTCTTCGGTCGCATTCCCACTCGTTCGCCGTGTTTTCGCTGGTCTTTTGGCCAACGATCTTGTCAGCGTTCAACCAATGAGCCTCCCATCGGGTCTCATCTTCTTCCTTGACTTTACCACTTCAACAAGCGGTCCAGGTGTTCCTCGCCTTGGTTATGGCTCAGGTGCTGCTAGAGATTCTCTCTATGGTGGCGGTGTCATTGCAAGCCAAATCACTGGTGGTGTCACTATTAGTGAGTCTGGCCCATATTACTTGAACAATGGCTATGCATCTGCAACTGGTTCTGCTGTTGTTACATTGACAGCAGTTGCTTCAGGAACCTTTGGTGGAACTGGTAGCACAGCAACATTGGGTGGCTTAACACAAAATCAATTTGACAAGATTTGTAGATTCGATCCAGATTTAGTTTCTGGTACTACTTCAGTCTATATTGCTAGAGCAGCAGTCTCTTCGTTCTCAGACTTGAATGTCAACAACTTGGTAGCAATTGCTACAACTAGTTCGCTAACTGGTTCGCAAACATTGGTAAGAAGATTGACAGCATATTCTGCTTCAATTGACAGTTACCCAGGTGGCCCATCGTCACCAAACATCTACTTGGTATTTGCATCGGTAGATGGTTCGTATACCCCAACAGCACTTGCTGGTGGTAAGGCAACAGTTGGTCTTGCTTGGCCAAGAAAAGATGCTTTTACAGCAACTGGTGCTCCTTTGGGTGCAGTCGTTGGTACAACTACTTGGGGTCTAGAAGGCGAAACCCGCATTCCAGAAATCGACATCAAAGTCGATTCAGTTGCTGTCACAGCCGTCACCAAGAAGCTCAAGGCCAAGTGGACCCCAGAGTTGGGACAAGATCTCAATGCTTACCACAATCTTGATGCCGAAGTTGAATTGACCTCAATCCTCTCGGAACAAATCGCTCTCGAAATCGACCGCGAAATCCTTGAGGACTTGATCAAGGGTGCCACAGCCGGTACATTCTACTGGTCACGTTCCCCAGGTCTATTCGTAAACCGTGTTACTGGTGCTGAAATTGGCGCAAGCTCTGCTGCTCCAGAATTCACTGGTAACGTATCAATGTGGTACGAAACCCTCATCGAAACAATCAATGACGTTTCGGCTCAAATCCATCGCAAGACCCTTCGTGGTGGCGCTAACTTCGTCGTAACATCTCCAGAAGTTGCCAACATCCTAGAGTTCACCGCTGGCTTCCGTGCCTCCGTCACCGCTGACGATGAGCGTGGTTCAATCGGAGCAGTCAAGGTCGGTTCACTCTCCAAGAAGTTTGACGTTCACGTTGATCCTTACTTCCCACGCAACCTCCTATTGGTCGGTCGCAAGGGTGGTAGCTTCCTAGAGAGCGGCTTCGTTTACGCTCCTTACGTTCCACTACAAGTCACTCCTACCATCTTTGGTACTGAGGACTTCGTACCTCGCAAGGGTGTCATGACCCGCTACGCCAAGAAGATGGTTCGCCCAGACATGTACGGTCTCGTTATCGTTCGTGGTCTTCTAGGTGAAGCAGGAGCCTGATAGAGATCTTATCTTATAGATAACCTCTGGCCTCGGTCCTTCGGGATCGGGGCCTTTTTCTTTTGGGATAAACTACTTAATACAGCGGAGGTCTAATGAATGGCATTACCAGTTTTAACGCCAGCATCAACAATAAGTGCCGTTGTTCTGCCCGCCACAGGCTCAACAGCAACAACAGGTAACGGAGCGGGCAACTTATCAAATTATGCTTTTGGTATGTATGTGGATCCCACTTCTCCGCTTTATGATTCAAATTTTATTTCAGGCGCATCAGATCAAGTTGCTTATGTTTATCACAAACTTGGCGGTGATGTATTAGATTTAGAAATAATGCCTGCGAATGTTCACAACGCTTATGAAGAAGCTGTGCTTGAATATTCTTATATGATCAATCTTCACCAATCCAAAAATGTTCTTGGAGATTATCTTGGAGCAACAACTGGCACATTTGATCACGATGGACAAATAAAAGAAAACTCTTTATCGGGATCACACATTAATCTTGCTTATGGTCGTCAATCTTTTGAAGCTATTCTAAGAATGGCACAAGGAATTGGGGATGCTTCTGGAATAGTAAATGGCTCTATGCCACATTATAGTGCTTCTATCGATCTTGTTATGAGCAAACAAGATTACGATATACAACAAATATTAAAAGATAAGGTTACGTCAGATCCAAGTTTGCCTTATGCAAGCGCTTTCTCAGGTTCGTTATCAAAAAGAACATTAATAAGAAGAGTGTATTTTAAAACACCTCAATCAATGTGGAGATTTTATGGATATTATGGGGGTCTTAACGTTGTAGGAAATTTAAATTATTATGGCCAATTTGCAGATGACACCACTTTTGAAATAATACCTGCTTGGCACAATAAACTACAAGCTATGGCTTTTGAAGACCATATATATACAAGACTTTCACATTATTCTTTTGAAATATTCAATAATAAATTAAGAATTTTTCCAACACCAGATACAGGCTTGTTCACCAAGATGTGGTTTGAGTTTACAATAGATGATGGAACCAATCCTTGGGATAAAGTCGGTGGTATTGATAATAAAGAAGGTGGCATTACAAATATGAATGCTTTGCCTTTTGATAATATCCCTTTTAAAAATATAAATTCAATCGGCAAACAGTGGATTCGTCGTTATGCTCTGGCTCTTGTAAAAGAAACACTCGGACAAATTCGATCCAAGTTTGGTAATATTCCAATCCCAGGAGATTCGGTTCAACTCAACGGTACTGCTCTAATCTCAGAAGCAAGAGAAGAACAAACAAAACTTAAAGAAGAACTAAAGACAATTCTAGATGAATTAACTTATGCTAAACTTGCTGAACTAAAAGCATCACAGGTAGAGAGTGCAGCAAAGATTCTTGAAGAAATACCATTACTAATTTACCAAGGATGATAAATGGCAAACAATAAATGGACACCACCAGAATCACCACCAGCACCTTTATTTCTTGGGCAAAAAGAAAAAGACTTAGTTAAACAAGTTAACGATGAATTACTTGAAAGAGTAATAGGTCAATTAATAATTTATTATCCAATAGATTATGAAACAACTAATTTTCATCCGTTATATGGAGAAGCACAAGTAAAAAACTTTTTACCTCCTATAAGAATATATGCTTTGGTTGAGTGGTCATCCTATGGAACTAAAGTTCTTGAAGGGTATGGCCTTGATAAACAAACAGAAATAACAATACATTTTCACAGACGCAGGTTGACAGAAGATCAAAATCTATTTGTTCGTGAAGGAGATTTTGTAAGATATGACGGTATATTTTATGAAATAGCTTCTCTTTCTGAACCTAAGCAAATATTTGGTCAGATAGAAGATGATAGAAATTCTATTGAAATATTGGCCAAATGCATAAAGTCAAGAAAAGGGGTTTTCGATGCCTCCTGATTATAGTTACACAAAAGTAGATAACGCAAATAATATAATAAACGAGCAACTTATATCTCCATCAACAATTGAGACAGTAGATACAGCTATGTTTAATTACATAAAAGAAAAAGTAGATTTATTTGCCTACTCAAATGATGGATACAAAAGACTAAAATTGATATGGCTTGGGTCCGAAAGATCGTTTCAGATAAAATCAGATCCAGAAGCCAGAGATGATACAGGAACTTATATTTTACCGATAATGTCTCTTAATAGAACTTCAATTGAAAAAGATAAAACATTTAAAGGGGCATTTCAAGCCCATTTTTCAGAAGGGACAGGTGCAGAAAGAAAAGCTGTCCCAATAGCTAGAAAAATAGTACAAGATAAAACAAATAATTTTGCAACAGCAGATGCAAAAAGGAAAAGCGGTACAGCTTACACGATAAATTATAATCTTGATCCTAATAAAAAAAGAAAGAACTCAAAGGTTGTATATCAAACAGTATACGCTCCAATACCTGTTTATGTTAAAATTATGTATGATTTAAAAATAAGAACAAATTATCAACAACAAATGAATGATTTAATTATACCTTTTATAACGTCTACAGGACAAATAAATTCTTTTTCTATAGTATATGAAAAACATCGTTATGAAGTTTTTGTTGAATCAGACTACAGTTTTACTAACACTTTAAACGACGAAACCCAAGAAAGGTTTTATGAAACAACTATAAAGTTTAGAGTCTTGGGGTATCTTATGGGAGAAGGACCTAACGATAAAAGACCTGTGTATACAGTGGAAGAGAACTTTGTTGAAGTAAAGTTGCCAAGAGAGAATGTTTTACTAAATACACCAAATATCACCACAGATAAATCATTTTATAAACCATAAGGTTTTTGATTTACAAACAAACTATTTATTTTGAGTATTAAGGAGTTAATATAATGGCTGACGAAAGAAAGTTTAAGTTTATATCACCAGGAATTTCTATTAACGAAATAGACCGCTCCCAAATCCCCGCTATTCCAGAAGCGATAGGACCGGTTATTATTGGTAGAGCACAAAAAGGACCATCAATGGTTCCTGTCAAAGTTAGCTCTCTTGCAGAATTTACAAGTATTTTCGGTGATCCAGAACCTGGCAACCAACAACTAACAGATGTTTGGAGAGAAGGTTCTAAGTCGGCCACGCTTTACGGTGCTTACGCTGCTAAAGCTTATTTAACAGTTGGTTCCACTCCTATCACATTCATGAGACTTGCTGGTATCAATACTTCGGATAGTAACTCGGGTGTAAGATCAAGAGCAGGATGGAATATTTCTCAATACAGCGCATTTAACAGCGAAGCACAAAGCGTAGATGGAGCATACGGCTTGTTTGTGCTTGGAAGTGACAGCACAAGTCAAAATATGACAGGAACATTAGGTGCTATATTCTACACATCTGGTTCTGCCATATTCCCAACAAATGTAGATGATTCCATTAAAGGTATGAATACTATAGTTTCCGGAAATGCGCTTAAAGAAGCACGTTTGATTCTTTCTTCTTCATCTGGAGCTACTAAGTACCGAGTCTCTTTTGATCGTAATTCTCCAAACTTTATCAGAAACGTATTCAACACCAATCCTCAACTTATTGGCTCTTCTAGAAAAGATGGTACTTCTGTAGAAGATTCCTCTAATATAAAGAAATACTGGCTTGGTGAAACATTTGAAAGAACTGTAAAGAAAGAAATAATTGACAGACCATTTAATACCATCTCTTATATTATGGTTCCTTTGGTTTCTGGTTCTTCAAATTCTAAAGCCGATAACCGTTCTTCTTACAGAGAAGCACAAACACCATGGGTAATCAAACAAGATACTTCAGGTAATCCAGGATCTTACAATCCTGCTGAAATGGATAAACTATTTAAACTTGTTTCTCTCAACGGACAAGGTGATTATTGTTCAAGCAATATCAAAGTTTCAATCGATAACATAAGATACTCAGTAAATGAAAATGATGTTTACTCTACATTTGATGTTGTTGTTAGAGACGCAAAAGATAACGATGTAAAACAAACAGTATTAGAAAGATTCTCAAATCTAAATCTAAATCCAAATTCTTCTGATTATATCGCCACAAGAATTGGTGATCAATATGTTGAATTTGATTCAGCTACTGAAGAAGTAAGAGTGCATGGTGACAGACCTAATAATTCTAGATATGTCCGTGTTGTTATGAGTCCATATGCTCAAACAAACATTAAACCACAAGATGTTCCATTTGGTTTCCACGGAACTGTAAGACCAAAATCGGCAAGTATTGAAACCAATAAGACCCTCCAACCAAACACTTACATAAAAGCAAATGGTTTCTTAGGCCCTTCTGCTACAATCGTATTTGGTGCTGGAACACATAGTGAAAGCCAAACTACAGCTTCTATCAGCTTCCCATCTATTCCTATGAGATTGTCTGCTTCATCACACGCAACCAACCATTTGAATGCTTACTTCGGTGTTGATACCAATAGAAGCGAGACAGTTTCTGTCTACAATCCTGGATACATCGATTATGTCAGGTTCCTTGGAAGTAACTTAATCTCTTCTACTGTTTGGGGAGATTCTTTCGGTCTAGGAAGCGCACCAAGTGGTCTAGAATACCAATATGGATTCTCATTGGATGAATTAGTTGTCACAACAGCAACTGGATATGACTTCTCTGGTTCGCCTAAGCGTAATATCACTGACGTTACATGGGTCTCTGGTTCCAGAGCTGGTGACACTTCTTGGACAACAGTTGATGATGGAAGTACTTTACCCGCTTCAGCAAGCTACAAAAATATTATTGACATTGGTGTAAACAGATTCACTATGCCTATGTTTGGTGGCTTTGACGGATTAAATGCATTCGAGAGAGAACCACTCAGAAATTCATACATTCAATCTGGCGATAGTGCAGACACCAATTATGTTCAAGCAACATACGATAGGGCAATAAATATTATTTCAAGCCCTGAGTTTGTAGAATATAACCTTGCTTCTATTCCTGGATTAACAAACGCTGGCTTGACCAAAAAGCTAATGGATGTTTGTCAAAATAGAGGAGATGCAATGGCAGTCGTAGATTTGCCAGGCGGATACGATCCAGCGCATGAAAGTTACCAATCCACAGAAACAGCAAGAAGAGGCGTTTTGACTGACGTTTATTCAAGTTTGGATACAAGAAACTTAAACAACTCTTATGCAGCAGCATATTACCCTTGGGTAACAATTAGAGATGACAGAACAGCGGCGTTTGTCAAGGTTCCACCATCTGTTGTAGCTTTGGGTGTATTGGCTAATACTGAAAGAGTTAATGACGTATGGTTCGCTCCAGCAGGATTTAGAAGAGGCGGTTTGTCTTTTGGTGCAGCAGGTTATCCTGTAGTATCTGTTGATCAGAAACTAACAAGCACAGATAGAGACGACCTCTACAAGAGAAATGTAAATCCTATTGCCAGCTTCCCATCAGAAGGAATAGTAATATTTGGACAAAAGACCCTACAAGCAGCCCCAGAGGCATCAGCATTGTCTAGAATCAATGTTCGTAGACTTATGATCTTCTTGAAGAAAGGAATTTCACAAATAGCTTCAACAGTGCTCTTTGAACAAAATGTTCAAGCAACTTGGAACGATTTCAAAACTAGAGCAGACAATTTCCTATCTGGTGTTAAGGTCCGTTTTGGATTAGATGATTACAGAGTTGTTCTTGATGAAACTACAACAACACCTGACTTGATTGATAGAAATATCCTATACGCTCAAGTCTACGTCAAGCCAACTCGTTCTATCGAATTTGTCGCACTTGATTTCATAATTACAAGATCTGGCGCATCTTTTGATGACTGAAAAACTTAATTATAGCCTAATTAATATAAATAGGAGAAACTGATAATGCCTTTCTGGACCGATAATTTATTGATTAACTCTAAAGATCCTAAGAGAAACTTTAGATTTAGAGTCACATTTAATAATAATTCACAATTTGGTGATTCCTCTACCGCACAAGGTATCTGGTATGCTAAAAAAGTGACCCAACCATCAGTTACTATTGGCGAAGCAAAGCATGACTTTATGATGCACAAATTTTATTGGCCAGGAAAAGTTGAGTGGAATGAACTAGAAATGACATTAGTAGATCCGGTACAGCCTGATGTTTCTACTCAATTCCTTTCAGCTATCCAAAATGCTGGATTTGTTGTACCAACCAACGGTAACTTCACCTCGGTTTCAAAAGCAGCAGCTACTCTTGCTCTTGGTAACGTCCTTATTGAACAATTAGATGCAGATGGTAATTATAATCACCAATGGACACTTCAACACGCTTGGGCCAGAGAAGTTAAGTTTTCAGATCTAGACTATGGTAACGAAGACCTTATGGAAATTTCTTTAAAAATTCGTTATGATTGGGCAGAATTTAGTAGCCAATTTGCTGGTGCTGCTGGGTCAAAGATTTTCTCTCCTTCGTGATAAATTAATTTTCGTATCTAATTAAGATATGGCATTTGTAAAATCGGCAGAGAATTTCAAAAACTTTTGGGCCAATCCCAATGCTCACGAAGTACACCAACCTAAGCAGAGAAGTTTATTCATGCTTAGGATGGGAGATAAAGGCCAAGCTCCCGCTTGCGGGTTTGGTATGGCTATGCTTGACGAAAGAACAAATGCCAGATGCGTTCAGACTGATGCTTTTGATGATGATACAAACGGTCTCGTATGGTATGTTAAATCTGTGTCTAAACCTTCTATCAAACTTGAAGCTGTTGGTGTCAACGGAGAGTTTAACGAAAAATATGTTTTTGGTAGTACGGTTAAAGAATATGCTTTTAACGCAGTAACTTGGGAACCGTTAAAGATAAAGTTGATAGACCCCTCTTATCCAAATGCTACAAGAAAGTTATTGAGAATTCTTAGAAGATCTGGATTTGGAGACAAAAGCATAAGACTTTTAGATGGCACTTATTCTGAAGGTAACTTTGACCTTGACACCCATCGTTTTATAATGGGCCAAATGCAGTTATATCAATACATACCAATACCTGTATCAGATCCAACTGGGTATTCTAAAGGATCAAATAATGTAAATAATAAATCTTTTAAAAGTTCTGAGCTATATGTAGCTGAGAGGTGGTTTTTTAACGAGTGTATCTTATTATCTGTAAACTTTGGCTCAATGGAGTATGGCGTAGACGATTTATTAGAAATAGATATAGAAGTTATTTTTGGATCTTGGCAAGTTGAGACATATGATATAAACGATAAAAGAGAAATTGAGTTTAAATATAATAAAGATTACTTGCCAAGAACAATAGAAGACCGTCTAAAAGCAAAAGAAGATGCCAGAAAACTTTTAGAAGATCAAGAAGCAGCAGCAAAAGGTTCGGGTCCAAAGCCTAGCGGACAAGCTCCAACACCTGGTGCTAGCACAGGGGGAGGTTCTCCTCCGGCAGTCCCAACACCACCAAGAACACCACCGCCTTCTTGGGCACCGCCAGAACAGCAAACTCAATCAACTGGGCAGGGTAATGGGGGAAATCCTTTTACTGAGTCGGAAGGACCAATTGGTGGTGCTTTGTGATTTAATAAATTATTTGACTTATAAAATAAACATGTTATATTAATATTAGAGAGGAAACATGAGAAGAAATAGCGACAGAGTAAGTCCAGAATTAAATGACGATATCACAAGTCAACTGGCAGCGGCTCAAAAAATAGTAGATAGAGATATTAGAAACGAAAGCGTATCTCAACAAAATGTCAATTTTCCACTGCAAACAGAAATGGTAAAGATCCCTTCCGGTGGTAAGTATTACCCAGAAGATCACCCTCTATGTGATGAAGAATTTGTAGAAATTAAATACATGACAGCAAAAGATGAAGATATTCTTACTTCTAAGTCTTTGCTAAAACAAGGCATAGCAATTGATAGATTTTTGGAGAATGTTGTATTAAACAAAAAGATTAAAGCCAAAGATTTATTAACAGGAGATAAAAACGCTATTCTTGTTGCCGCAAGGGTAACAGGATTTGGACCAGAGTATAGTACAAGAGTAACTTGTCCTAATTGCTCTAGCATCACGCAACATTCATTTGATTTGTCAGAATTAGAAAACAAAGAAGAACCAGATTGGGACGTTCTTGGGGTTGATAGAACAGAAGAAGGAACCTTTTTGGTTACACTTCCAAGAACAGGGTATGAAGTAGAATTAAGATTATTGACCGGGAAAGATGAAGCAGAAATGCTTCTTTCCTTGGAAAAGAGAGAGAAAAAAGGGTTACCTTCATCAAGCGCAACAACACAACTATCTTATATAATTAAATCAATAAATGGTAATTCAAACAGAAGCGAAATACATCGTGTCGTAGAAACACTACCTTCATTTGATTCAAGATATATCAGAGATATTTATACTCAAATAATACCTAATCTTGATATGACTCAGGAATTTAACTGTTCTAAATGCGGATATGATCAGGAGGTGAGTATCCCGGTAACGGTTGACTTTTTTTGGTCTAAGTGACGAATATATACAAAACGTATATGAAGAGATTTTTCTTTTAAAATATCATGGCGGGTTTTCCATAATAGAGAGTTATAGTTTACCTATTCTTATACGTCGCTGGCTACTCCAAAGATTGGTTAAACAAAAAGAAGAAGAAAAAGAAGAATACGAAAAAAATACTAAAACCCCTAAAGCCAGGTAAAAGCCTGGCTTTATTTGTTTAATAAACTATTTATTTTGAGGATAGTTATGCTGAAAGAAGAAGATTATTTTGTAGATATTTCCAGAGGCTTGAACAGGGCACAAGCTAGCGAAACAGACGTAAGTAATATAGAGTCAAAACTATTAAGATTTTATAATAAAGATGTTAATCTTTACAAAGAAGTCATGTATTTTATTGGCCTTGTTTATACATTAAAAGAAATTCAAGAAAAAAAGACAAAACCCAATCAGACAATATCAGCAGAAGATCAAAGTGATTTAAAAGAAATAGCTAAAAATCTTCATAGAATGAGAGAAGATGGTAGGACGGAAAACTATGATCAAGCATACGCTCAGACAACAAGTAGACTTTCACCACAAGAAAAAGCAGTTCTTGATACATTATTAGATGATTTAGATAATCCTACTGCAATAACAGAGGAAGAATCAGCAAATAATTCTACATTAATTTTTAATACCGTTTCACTTATTTATAAACAAATATTTAAATTTAGTACAACCGGCAATGAGATTCCGGTTTTTAATGATAAAACTATATTTGATATTATAGAAAATAATGATTTCTTTATTGCCAGACCATTTTCAGAACAGTTATCTAAAGCTAACGAGAAATTTAGAAAAACTGAAGTTGGCAAACAATATGATAAAAATATTAGAAATATGGCTAATAAAAAAGTTCTTCCGTTTTTTACCAATATTCAAAGAACACCAGAGTTTATAGAGAAATTTAAGAAACAATATACTAAATATATTTCAACTACTCCGCAATTATCAGATGAAATGTTTAATCTAATAAAAGTTGCCATCTTTATGGCCAATAGTGTGGATCCAAATGCAAGCGACGTAAAAACTATAGCAGAAGAATTTGTACTCAAAGCACCAGACAATAACAGAACAAGAGAACTTGCTTCATTTGCGATGGGGTCGGATGTTGTTAGAAATAATGTTAGAGAAGAAGTAAAAGATCTTAGAAATTTTAATAATGAAATAAAAAATAATATTATTTTAAAATTTGAGAAAGCAAGATTATCAAGCACAATCTCTAATATGTTTTTATTAAACAAAGATCTTGATGCTACACATGAAACAAATTTTAGAATAATACTTAAAGATATTAGACAAATTTTGATTCCAATAAAAGAAGTTTTATTAAAACTAAAAAAAGGAATAGACAAAACTGCCCCAATATATCTTAAAGGGTCCTCGGAAGAAATAATTCAAGAAATATATAGAACTGCTAATTTATATTATCAACAAAATGTTGCAAGACAACCCGATATAACCGATGAACAATTCGTAGAATCTTATGCTTCAGTACCAGAAAAGCAATTTGCTAGATTAAAATTTGCTATATCACAAATAACTAATCAATCCCTTGAAAGCGAAGAGTCAAAAGATACTGAAAATGTAACAGAATCTTTAGCATTAGATAAAAAAATATATGTAATAGATTTAGATAAACTAAAGACAAATAAGCTAAATGAATCTTGGATAAGAATGTTTGGAAGTTGGATGGAGACAATATTGTCCAAAATGTTATCTGGATTTTCTGTGCCTGTAAATGTTCGCGGTTCTAGGAAAGATGTAGAAGCATTTGGAAAAGTTTTTTATAACGAAAAAAGATACCTAGAAATAGCAAAAAAGTATGGGTTAGATCATCCAACAACGTATGCTTCAAAATCTTTACTAGATAAAGCTGTATCTGGATTTGAAAAGGAGACTGGCCTTAAATGGCCTTTTAGTTGATAAATGGCACCTCCAAAAACACCACAAGAGATTCTTAGAAGGCTTCAAGAAGAAAAACAAAATCCAAATACAAGCGCCGAAAGATTGGCAGAAATAGAAAGATTAGAAAAATCTATAAATGAAGAAATTGGAACAAGTATAGAACTTCAAAGAAAACATTTAAATCAATTAAAAGAAGAACTTGATTTGATAAAACAAGTAACTTCCGACATGCAAACTCAGTTTATCATTAATGATAAGTTGCTGGAAATTGAAAACCAAAAATTAAGAGTTCAATCAGAAGAATTGAAGAATCAGTTTGAAGCAGCCAAAAAAGCTGGTACTCTTACTGAAGAATACAAGAAACAATATATTGAACAGCAAAAAATAATAAAAGCACAAAGAGAATCTTTAGACGTACAAGAAAAGGGACTAGGATTTGGAAGAAAATTAGCCCAAAGTTTTGGAGTCGGAAGAGCAGAAGATTCTACGATAGGGAACTTTCTAAAAGATCCACTAGCATTTTCATCAAAAGCAGTAGATGGATTCACAGATATGATGACTCCTGCGAACCTTTTGTCCTCTACTCTTGAAAAGGTTGTTGAATCTTCTATTGCGCTTGCTGTTGCTCAAGATCAAGCAGTTGTTTCTTTTAACAAAGTCACTGGTCAAGCCGGGACTTATAACTCAGAACTAAGAAATTTATCCCAAGAATTGACTCGTTCTGGCGTAGATGTTGGTGCTTCAACTCAAGCTTTTACTAATCTTTTTAAAACATACAAAGACTTCACAGATTTAAACAAAAGTGAAAGAAGAGAACTAACTGTAACTGCTGGTTTGTTAGAAAAGATGGGTGTATCATCACAACAATTTTCTTCCAATATGGTATTCCTAACAAAATCTTTTTCAATGTCAGCACAGGAAGCTGGTCAATTTAATACGAAATTGGTTTCTCTTGCTAATAATCTCGGCCTTTCAGTAGATCAAATTACAGCAGATTTTGATAAAGCTAAATCAGTTTTAGGGGCTGTCGGTGGCGATGTGGGACAAAATTTTGCTAATTTACAAGCAATAGTAAAAGAAACGAACTTAGAATTAGATAAAGTACTTTCTATTACGTCTAAGTTTGATACATTTGATTCTGCTGCTCAAAGTGTAGGAAGATTAAATGCAATTATGGGTGGACCATATTTGAGCACATTGGAAATGATAAGCGAAACAGATCCATCAGAAAGATATAAAATGGTTGCTGAAGCTGTCCAACAAGCTGCTGGAAGTTTTGATACTCTATCTTACTATGAAAAGAAGGCATATGCTGATGCTTTGGGTTTGCAAGACGTAAATGATTTAGCATTAGTCTTAAGTGGTAATATGGAGGGATTACAACCGCCAGAGATGGACGCACAATCTATTATCGATATGAAGATGCAAATGAATCAGTTTAATACTGTTTCTGAAAAATTTCAATCAGCAATGATGAGCTTGGCTATTGGATTAGGGCCGTTGGTGGATGTATTAAAAATTGTCTTAGACCTATTCGCTGTAATTGGCCCAGCATTATCATACTTAGTTATGGGTTATGGAGCTTATAAAACAGTAGTTGCTTCTGTTGTTGCTGTAATGGAACTTCAAGCACTTGTGGAAACGTTAGTTGCTGGTGCTACGGGCGCTTCAACTGTTGCACTAGAAGCACAGAATGCGGCTCTTATTCAACAGAAGGCAGCAATGGCTGGAACGATTGTGGGAGCAGCAATTTTAGGCTTTGGTGTTCTAAATTGGCTTTTTCAATTTGGTGATGCAGTTGGATACGTAGCAACAGCTATAGCAGGGATTGCTGGAATGGTAATACTTCTTGGAATAGCCGAAAAGGGAACCACGCTTTTTGGTGGAGGCATAGCTTTATTGGTAGCTGCCTTCTCAATGTTGGCAACTTGTCTTGTAGTTGGATGCTCGCCACCGCTAATATTTGCAATAGGTGCTTTGGCAGGGGCAATACTAGGACTCGGAATTGCTTTTTCAATCGCACAGCCATTTGTCTGGCCGATGATTGCAGCATTCTCTGTACTATCTGTTGCGGCTCTTGCTTTTGGTGGAGCTATCTATATAGCTTCACTGGGTGTTGAAAAAATGGTTGCTGCAATTTCCAATATTGCTGGTGATGTATTTATGGGTATTGCTATGGGCATATATGAAATCAGTAAGGCACTTGATGAATTGCCTTTAGCCAAGACAATTGCTATGACAGCATTGGTTGCAGCTTCTACTCCTGCGGCCATTGCTCTTGGACCTGCCGCTATGGCCGCGACTACTGCTGCTACTTCATTTGGAGCCAGTGTCGCTGCTGGAACAAATGCCGGGGTAGGTGAGACGGTTTCTACAACCACAAATAGTACTACAACCACAAATAATACAACTAATGGGCAACAAATACCTCCACTAAATATAACTCTTTCTATAGACGGAGATCAAATAAGAACTGTAATAAATAAAGTTAAAGTAGATAGAACCAAAAGCCCAGAGCTATATAATTCAATTGCTTCAATGATTAATAGAGGTCAGGAGGCTGTATAATGAGTTTAACTGTACCAAGAGTAGCGCAATATAAAGATTATTTGGCTTTTTTTAATCCATTTTTTAGTAAAACAATACCAGTTGCTGCATTTTTTATAAATGATTCTATTACATATCAAATAACAGATACTGCTGACATGGAAGTTGGAGAAACAAAAATATTTGGTAGAACAGATCCAATTTATATTTATGGAGGAACAAAAAGAAATATTAATGTTTCTTTTTCCATTTCAGATACTATTGTAGTAGACCAAGACGGTATTAGGCAGTCCATAAATTCTACACAAGGTCAAAGACTTTTATCTTCTGCTTTTCCGCACTATAACTCAAATAGGACACTGGCTACGCCTCCTATATTTTTGGTAAATCTACCAAAAAGATATGATGGAATGTTTTATTGTTATCTTGATAAAGTTGATGTAGGAACGGGTAATATGATAGGACCTACAAGGTTGGTTGGTGCTGATGGGAGTGTCGCACCTTTCGGTAATACAATTACTTTTAATATGAAAGTAATGCATTTAAATACAATAGATCCTGGTGCTCTATTCGGTGAGAATTTAATAAACGGCGACGTTATAAGGTTTGGTGAATAGGATAAAAATGTCAAGATATTTTAAAAAAGAAGTTGTTAAAAATGATTTAGATTTTTATTCAGATTTATTAGAGAATAGAGATCTGAATGTAATTTATCATCATCGTCAAACGCAAGACCTTGGGCTAACCCCAGAGTTTGTTAAAAATTTACGTTTTAAACAAACAACATGGACAATTAGTACAAAACTGCATAAGTTGTCATACGAATATTATGGAACAACTGAACTGTGGTGGGTAATAGGTTTAGTTAACACTAAACCAACAGATGTCCACTGGAAGCCTGGAGATATTGTGTATATACCTACGAATCCCGAGGAAATAATAAAGAGAGTCAGACAAAATGGCTGATTTTTTCTTAGATATAGATGCTTATAATAAAGCTTATGGCAATTATAAAGATTTTCAAAATTTTTATACTGCTGATACGAATTCGGTTTTACTCACTTATAAAAAACTAGTAAATGAATTTATAAATTTGTTAGCAATTTCTGAAGCGGAAAATGGTGGTAGAATAATTAATGCAGCAACTAACAAAGTTAGAAAAGAAGATATAGATTATCAAACTAGAGCGGGAGCGGCTGCTACCGCTGCTAGATTACGGAACATTCTGACACCAGCAGAAGTCTGGCTAGAAACCAAAGGAGTGCAGTTTTCTTCAGCTTCAAGTAGAATTGGTGCCGAAGAATATCTTAGACTGGCAGGTGTAGATGAAAGAGGGTTTAATATAAAAACCTCTTTAGTTGATATAGTCGCACCAACCCCTCCTAAAAACGCAACACCAGAGGAGATTTCCGCAACACCAATACCAGAAGCGCCAGTGCCAGCAGTCCCAACTGAACAACAAACACAAGCAGCAGCGGAAGCGGAAGCGGAACTTGATAATAAATCAGATTCAACACAATGTAAAATATTCCGTTTATACGAAGGTTTAGCGAAACATTATAATGAAATTATAGCTCCTGCTAGAATTCAATCGGAAGGCAAGCTTTATATCAATGGAGATATATTAAAAGTTGCTGTCCCTGGTTCTAGTAGTGTTGGAGCCAATCTTTATAGTATGAATAAAAATAAAAATAATGGCGCAATGCATCTTTTTTATTTAAAAAATCACGTATATTCATCTATGGTCCCAAAAATAGAATTCTATAAAATTAAAAAAACAGTCAATAGTAAAGAAGTGTTAGATGTATATAAAATAGATATCCCAAACACAATGAACGATTCTCTGGGTAAAGTGTTTGTAGAAGGAGCTTATACTGCCACAACGCCAGAACAACTCTTAAAAAATTTAAATTGGCAAATTGGCATAAAAAACTTTGAATACAGTTTCATTGGAACTGATAGATTTACAGCAGAAAGAGATATCAAGGCTGAATTGACAATAGTTGCCGAAAGTCTAGAGGCGGTTTTTGCTGAACGAAGACACCCTGATAAACCTAGTGTAATCTATAGAATTTCTGATTTGTTTATATCGCCAAGTTGCTATGAAAAAACAACACCAAAAAGTGTTAGTAGCCCATCTAGTACAAATTTTTCCGAGATAGGATCGCAGGGCACTATAAAATATAAACCAGAATGTTATGAAATAGTTGCAAAAGTTGGATATGAGGTAGATGAAACAACTTTAAATACTTTGATAAGTCTAGAAAATACAACCAGCGGAAATACAATAAAAGATTTAGCCATTTCTTCCAAGAGAGTCAGTGACGTTCCATTGAATAAGGAAAATTTTAATAGGTTGCAAACTTCGCTGTATCTTGTTGTAGTAGACCATACAATTGATTTAAAAGAAAACGGTTTTGTTGAGATAAAGATAAGCTATAGAGCGAGATTAGAAGGTTCTCTTAGGGATCCAGAACTTAGTGCAACAATACCTTATGATGCGAATTTGACAACATCAGAGATTGATGATTTTGGGTCTTTAGCCCCAAAACAAATAGCCGATAAATACATATCTTATTCCGAGGAAGTAGGAATAAATTTTGTAAGAGGAGTAACTGCTGTAATAAACCCAGCACAAGCTGGCTCTGAGGATGCCGCAAATTTAGCACGCGGAGTTACTGGTACTAGTGGACAAAAAAAGACCGTAAAATTAAAAGTATTTGTCAAAGAGGTTGAAGAATATATAGATGATGCCAAAAATAGAAGGGAAAATATCTCAGAATCCCAAGATGCAACATCAATTGAAGAAGAAATTAAAAATTGCGAAGAGTTATTAAAAAATGTATATTCTGTTTATAATACGTCATTTTATAAAAGAGTAGAAGAAAAGTTGTATGAAACTAATAGAGTTTTTCAAATAGATTTTTCTCAAATAGATACGGAATACAAAGAATATGTAAAAGCTTCTCCTGCCGAAAGTTATCCTACACTTACAAAATTAACTAGTGCTTTTACTAAAGCTATTGTCGGAGGCTTGGCTACAACAACTGGTGTTGGTGGAGCTATACCAGGCATAATCGCACTGTACTCGGCCATCAACGATGTGTCCAGTGCAATGAATACTTATCCATTTGTTTATTTTGGTGATCTATTAGATATTATCTTTGAAACTATAAGAGGTGAAAATAAAGAAGAATATTTAAAAGACTTGTTAATAGTTCTAGGAATAGCTAAATTACCAAGCTTTTCAACAGGTAACGTTAAAGATCCAAGCACTTGGATACCTATTAGCGTAGCTTCAATACCAATAGCTTTAGAATCTCTAAAATCATATACAACAAAGATAATATCAGAAAAGAAATCAATTTATCCACTAATGTCTGTTTTAAGAGATTTGTTTAACGAATTGTTGCTACAAAGTATGGGAGCCACATGTTTTGATTCTGACAGTTTCCCAAAATATAGACCAAGGTTGTTACAAATAACTGATTACGGAAGATATGGCGCGAGCTTGCACGATGTGTCTGTTCCTGGAATTGATTTAGACACGCTTTCTTCAAGAATACAGACATATTTTGAACCGGATGCTCTTTTGCAAAGAGGTGGCTCTGTATCTACAGACATTTTATATATGAATTTTGAGCCTAAGAATTTTGGAAGAGCAAGTAGTGGAAATTTTGCTGAAGATTTTAAAAATGGTATAGCTCATTTTGTATATAAATCAGATCATGGAATCTTTAAAAGTATTTCTTTAAGTAAAACTGACCAGCCTTTTGTCAAAGAAGCTAGGTTCCAGAGAGCAAATAAAACAAACGTAATATCTCAATTGACAAACGTATATGATGCATCTTTTGAAACAGTTGGTAACGACTTGTTTACTCTTGGTGATTTGATTTGGGTAGACTCCAGTTCTCTTTCTCCATCACTTGGGAACCCAAATGATCCTGGATCTCTATCTTATATCATGGGACTTGGCGGTTTGTTTTTAGTAACCGAAATATCAAGTAATATAAATAATGATGGAAATTTTACAACAAAAGTAAAATGTAGATTTGTATCGCGTGGCGAAGTATAAAACAACGGAGTTATTAAAATGCAAAAAAAGTTTGATTTTGAATTTGAAGACTCTGAGATATCTGAGATTCAGGAAAAGATAAAAAAAGATTTATCTAAGCCAGTTTTATTAAGAGGCCCTTATGGAAAAAGTTCTGTAGAATTATATGAAGTTAGAACAAGTTTTAGAGATAACGCTTTAAGAATACAAAATGACTTCATACCAAGCGTAAGAGTACCTAATCCACAACTGGAAAACAGAGCAATTAAAGATTTTTATATAAATGAAAGATATAATATAGGGAAATTAGACCTCAATGATTCTGTAATATTACCAAAACAAGAAAAAATAGTATCATCAATTTATTATCCTAGTACCGGTATCTCGCAACCAAAAGCTTTTGATTTTGTTGTAAAAGCATATGAAGCGATGAAATTTAGGCTACAGAATGCCATAACAGAAGGAAAAGTTTTTGCACCGCCAATAGGTTCCAATATTAATGATGACTCTGGTAGAATCTATGAATTAAAATTTATTAAAGGATATACTGACCCTGTTACGGAATACACTAGAAGAAACTTTGTTCCGATATTTCGTCAATTATTTGAGTATTTTTCTCAAAAATCTAAGTCCATTAAAATCAGAAATTTTTCGGATTATATAGATGTATATGTTTCTTTCTTGTTACAACCATCTAGTTTTTCAAGTATTAGACAAAAAAACTATTTTATAACAGATTATGTTTTATCAACTCAAAACAGTCTATTGAACACAGGTCTATTCATAGAGATACATAATCCAGGGGCTGGAGCTTATAACGATATATCGTATCCTATAAAAAACTTTTATCAAGATATAAATTTTTCATTTTATCAAGATTTAGCATTCTCTTATGGATTCATAATAGACAAAAATATTCCATGGAGACTTATGGCAGATATTAGTTCACCACAAATGCAATCATTCATATATCAATCTAGTCCAAATCTTTTAAAATTTGAAAGATTAGATACGCAAACTATTTTAGAAGAATATTATAATCCTATAGAAGTTGATTATACCTACTACATTTACGAACTTATGACATCCTATAATAATTTCATAGACACTTATGGTATAAATTTTAAGTATTTTGAAGAGACTAAATGTCATACTTTACGTTCTGTTTTCGCAAAAAGAGAAAAAATTGTTTTTGATAATTTAACTAATGAAGAAAATTATAAATTAATGTCTTATTACATTTTATTAAAAAATAAGTTTTCCACAATTAATTTTCCGAAACAAGAGTTAGAATTCCTTAAGAGAACTGCACTTTCGGCTTATAAATTAAATGGTCTAGACTCAGCAATAAAGTATATTGACAGTAAGTTTACATTTAATAATCATTACCCCGGAAGTCTCCAATACGAGGAGACTAAAAAGTTTTTTAAAAACCAAGGATATGATATTAGTGCTAAACAAGCAATATTAGAAAAATATTATATTGAAGCATTTAATCCCATTTGATAGAGTGATTTATGATTTTTCAAACCCTTGACGACAAGCCTGACTGCCCGTGTTACTATGTGGGCGGTGAGGCGATGATGACCCTTGTAGGAAACAATTTTAAAACTTGGTCTTGGAACCCGAACATTCCAAGTGGTGCCGAAGTAGCACAGATTTGGACCGGCGGCAAGTCTCTTGAAGAAGTTTGTCCGGAAAATCTAAAAGACAACTTTAAGACAATTGACAATAAACTAAAAGCATTATATAGATCTTTTAATATTGCTAAAATTGATCTTAACGAAACCTGCTTTTATGACCTAGTTAATGAAGGGGACATAAAAGAGTATGCAACTCTTAAAGATAAAATTACTGAATCTGTTTTTCAGAATTATTCCAGACCCATCAACTATGGATTTATGGTTTCGCTTTATGCGTCTCTTGCAGAGATTGAACGAAACAATGTAAATATTGATTGGGAATGGTTGGCAACAAAGAGATTTACCCAGAAAGGCAAAGCAGTTTGGGATAAACTACAAAACTCAAACAAGAAAATTGCTTTCTCTCCTTATGGTTCAAAGACAGGTCGCTTGACTTTGAAGGATAATGCTATCCCAATTTTGAACTTGGATAAGGAATACAGAAAAGCATTTAAACCAAACAACGATTGGTTTGTGGAATTTGATTACAACGCTGCCGATTTGCGTTCTTTCTTCTATGTCTTGAATAAACCACAACCAAAAGGCGATCTTCACGATTGGAATACCACAGTTGTCTATAAAAATGCTATTGACAGAGACCAAGCAAAGAAAGCGATGTTTGCTTGGTTGTATGATCTAAACAAAGAAGATCAACAATTGGAAAAGTATTACGAAAGAAACAAAATACTTGACACCTTCTACAAAGAAGGTAAGATTGTAAATCCTTTCGGAAGAGAAATAGAGTGTGATAAAGACCACGCTATTCCTTATCTTATTCAATCAACCACAGCGGACTATGTTTTGAGGAGATTGAATGAAGTTAATGTTCTTTTGAAAGACAAAAACACAAAAATCTTCACAACAATCCACGATTCTATTGTTATTGACCTTGATTGGTCAGAAAGAGCGATTATTAACGACATTCTTGCTGTCTTGCGTAAAGACAACTTTGTCGTTAATACCTCAACAGGCAAGAATTTTGGAGAAATGAGAGAAATTAAACTATGAATGTGATTGGTCTTGGTAATGTTGGATCAAAAATAGCAAAGTGTTTTGAGAAATATCCTCAATACACTGTCGGAACCATCGCAAACCAAGACCACGGAGACACAGTAATAGTAAAAGAACAAAGTCATCCAGAAAAATATGAATCTCTAGCCCCGAACCTAGAAAAGATTATTAATTCTTTAGAAGACGAAGTTCTTTTTATTGTTTGCGGTGCTTCATTCACTTCGGCTTTGTCTTTGGTTGTCTTGGAACAACTGAAACATAAGCCAGTTGATGTTCTTTACATCAAAACAGACACAGAAATGTTAAGCCAAATGAAGAAGATGCACGAAAAAGTCGTTTATAATGTCCTTCAACAGAAAGCAAGGTCAGGGGCATTCAGAAACCTTTACATAGTGTCAAACCAAAAGGTGGAAGAAACTCTTGGAGACCTTCCAGTTATTGGATTCTGGGATAAAATAAATGATTTCATCGCTTCGACTTTTCATATGGTCAACGTTTACACACACCAAGACCCCGTAATGGGAGTTTTAGAGGCTCCACCCGACACTTGTAGAATCTCTACTGTAGGTGTCAAGGAGTTGTCAGGAGGGCAGGAGACAGACCTGTTTGAACTTGACAGCGCTAGGGCGACCCGTTATATGTATGGTGTGAACGAGGACAGACTGAAAGCATCCTCCGACACACTCAAAAAAATCAAATCAGAACTGAAAACTAAAATAACCGAAGACCATTCGGTTTCTTATGGGATTTACCCAACCACATATAAAGTGGACTATTGTTGGTTTATCAAATCAACATCAATCATTCAAAGTTAAGCGACGTGGAGAAGTGCCACGTTGACTATAGAGTTGTACTCAAACCATTAAAGGAGAAATAAAATGGCTATTGATCTATCTAAAATGAAGGCTAAACTAGAGGCTCTGCGTAGCAAGGGCGAAGGCGGCGGCGATAAGCAGTCCGTTCTATGGAAGATTACTGACGGTGACCACGATGTTCGTATTGTAAGTCCATCAGACGGCGATCCGTTCCGCGATCTACACTTCCACTACATGGAAGTTAATGGCAAGAACGTTTCGGTTCTGTGTCCAAAGCGCAACTACGGTGATGAGTGTCCAGTTTGTGAGTTTGCTTCTGCACTATGGAAGGAGTCTTCTGCATCAGGCGACCAAGAGGGAATGAAGATGGCGAAGTCACTATTCGTCAAGCAACGCTTCTTCTCACCAGTTTTGGTT